ATGTTTGGTGATGATGCAACAGGCACTATAAGTTCTGCTGATTCTAATACAGGAGTAGGTGTTGATGTTTTTGCAGCTTTGACTTCTGGTGATGCAAACGTAGCTATCGGTGATGCAGCATTGAACTCAAATACTTCAGGCTCTAACAATACAGCTGTCGGTAAAACTGCACTAAATACCACTACTACATCAGACAACAACACAGCAGTCGGCTTTCAATCACTATATACACTAAATGGTGGTGTAAGCAATGTTGCAGTAGGACACAATTCTTTATTCAATGGAACTACTTGTGATAACAACGTGGCTCTCGGTAAAAGTGCCATGGAAAATATTACATCAGGTAGTAAAAATGTAGCAGTCGGAACCAATGCTTTAGATGCTGCAACCACAGCAGATGACAACACAGCAGTCGGTTATGAGGCTTTGGGGGCGAACACTTCTGGAACAGATAATGTTGCGGTTGGACAAGCAGCATTAGACGCAAATACAGAAGGAGACTTAAATACAGCAGTAGGCTCATTTGCTTTATCTACTGCTACTACAGCAAACAACAATACAGGTCTTGGATATAGTGCTTTATTTTTATTAACCACAGGCTCAAACAACACAGCAGTCGGTAGAGCTTCAGGTGAAAATGTTACTACAGGCGCACAAAACACATTTGTAGGTGCTGAGTCAGGGGATGCAGCTACAACTGCAAGTAACAACACAGGTATCGGATATGAAGCATTAGGCAAATTAACAACAGGTACTGACAACACGGCAGTAGGAAGAGCAGCAGGACTTGATAATACAACTGGTTCTGGTAATTGTTCTTTAGGTGTTGAAGCCTTAGAAAATCAAAGTGGAGGTAATAACTGCGTTGGAGTAGGAAAACAAGCTGGTAGGTCAGTAACTTCTGGCACTAATAATATGTTACTAGGACCTTTTTCTGGTAATTCAGGCTCACCTGGAGGTGCAATAACATCAGGCAACAACGAAGTTACTATAGGTAATGGCGACCACTCTAAAATAAATGCACAAGTATCAATAACTGTTGCATCTGATGAAAGAGACAAAACAGATTTTCAACCTTTAACTGCTGGATTAGATTTTGTAAATCAATTAACACCTTATACTTACTATTGGGATAAAAGACATAAGTATATAGATTGGGAAGCAAACCCCGATGCAGATTTAAATAGTGTTACACATGATGGCACACACAAAGAAGATTGGTTAGATGTTGGTTTTAAAGCACAAGATGTTGTTGCTTTAGAACAATCAATAAATCATAACTTATCTGATAAAACTAATCTAACTACTAGCTTATCAGATGACGGTAAACAATATGCTTTGCAATACGAAAAGTTTGTACCAATATTAGTAAAGGCAGTACAAGAACTTACGGCTAAAGTAGAAACATTAGAAGAACAATTAAACGGAGAATAATATGGCACTAACAGTAGCACAATGTCTAACAGCAGCAACAGATAGTGCCACAGTTATTAATGACGTTAATACTAATGGCAAAAGGTCAACGTATATTGGTGGTACAGTAGACACAGATACAGAAATGTCACAAACTGATATAAACGCATTAATACAACAAAATGTTGACCACTTAGAAACTATTTTGGCTTACGATGGTAATGACGGAACACCTAATGTAGTAGGTTCATCCTCAAGTAAAAAGACTACTTGTAGTGATGCTGTTACTACAGGTAAAGCGTATATCGCAACTAATTCATAAAAAGGAGAAAATAAATGTTATATCTTAATATTTTTGCTTGGGTTACAGCCATAATAGCGATAGCTTCATTAGTAGCGGCTATTACACCTACTCCCAAAGGAGATAAATTTTTGGCTAAACTTTATAAAGTTATAGACTTTTTAGCTTTAAATATAGGGAAAGCTAAAGATAAATAATGCCCAAAAGAACTGTAATGGAAGTAGCAGCTCATCTTGAAAAACACGAAGCAGTTTGTACGGAACGTTGGCTAGAAACTATCAATCGTATAAAACGTCTTGAGTTATTTGTGATAGCTACTTTAGTTACACTTTTGTTAAGTGCAGGAGCTATCTTAGCTGACCAATTATTTTAAGATGAATAATGCCATTACAAAAATATATTTTTCGACCAGGAATTAATCGAGAAGGCACAGATTACTCTAACGAGGGTGGTTGGTTTAATGCTAATTTTGTAAGATTTCGTAAAGGTTTACCAGAAAAAATAGGTGGGTGGGTTAAGGCTACTACGAACACTTTTTTAGGGACTGCTAGAGGATTACATCCTTGGGTAGACACAGCACTTAGTAAATTTTTAGGAATAGGAACAACTTTTAAATATTACATAAGAGAAGGACAAAACTTTTATGATATAACACCTTTACGCGTTACCACCGCTGCGGGTGATGTTACTTTTTCCGCTACAAACGGCAGCTCTACGATCACCGTAGCCGATACAAGTCATGGCGCAGTAATTAACGATTTTGTTACATTTAGTGGTGCCTCTAGTTTAGGTGGAAATATAACTGCCGCAGTTTTAAATCAAGAATATCAAATAGCAACTATAGTTAACGATAACTCCTTTACTATAGAAGCTAAAAACACATCAGGCACAACTGTTACTGCAAACAGTAGTGATAGTGGTAATGGTGGTAGTTCTGTGGTTGGAGCATACCAAATAAATGTGGGTTTAGATGTCTATGTACAATCTACTGGTTGGGGAGCAGGAACATGGGGGGCAGGAACATGGAGCGCCTCTACAGCACTTACACAGAACAATCAGTTAAGATTATGGTCACATGATAATTTTGGAGAAGATTTAGTTATTAATCCAAGGGAGGGTGGTGTATTTTATTACGACACTAGTGCTGGGACATTAGGTACTACTAGAGCTACAGCATTAAGTGATTTAGCAGGAGCAAACCTAGCACCTACAGTAGCATTACAAGTTTTAGTTAGTGATATAGACAGACACGTTATATGTTTTGGAGCGGATCCAATATCAGGTAGCTCGCGCACAGGCATCTTAGATCCAATGTTAATAGCTTTTAGTGACCAAGAAAACGTTGCTGAATGGGAACCTAAATCAACTAATACAGCAGGGTCTATAAGACTTTCTGCAGGTTCCTCTATAGTAGGAGCTATCAGAGCACGACAGGAAACTTTAGTTTGGACAGATACCTCTCTTTATTCTATGACTTTTATAGGTCAGCCTTTTACTTTTGGAGTTAATTTAGTTAATGAAGGAGTAGGTCTTATTGCTCCTAACGCAGCTGTAAACTCACCTAAAGGTGTTTTTTGGATGGATAAAAAAGGTTTTTATAATTATAACGGACAAGTACAAGACATACCTTGTACAGTACAAAATTATGTATTTAGTGATTTTAATCAAACACAGTCTTTTCAAGTTTTTGGTTTTCTTAATAAAGCTTTTGATGAGGTTGGTTGGTTTTATTGTTCCGAAAGCTCAACAACGATAGATAGGTATGTTATTTTTAATTATGAGGAAGGTTCTTGGACAATAGGTCAGCTTAATAGAAGCGCATGGGTAGACGAGGGTATATTTAATAACCCTATGGCTACATCTTCAGGATATTTATATAACCATGAAATAGGTAACGATGACGATGGATCCCCTATGGATAACGTATTTATAGAATCTAGTGATTTTGATTTAGCAGATGGCGAAGATTTTCAAGCTGTAAACAGAATAATTCCTGACATTAAATTTACAGGAAACGGAGGTACAGGACAAACAGTAAACTTTGTTGTTAAAACTAGAAATTTTCCAGCAGAAACATTAAACACGTCTGCAACAAGCACGTGTACAAGTAGTACCTCTAAGATAGATACTAGGATCAGAGCAAGACAAGCAGTATTGCGAATAGAATCAGATGACGATAATAATATTTCAGCAAGAACAGGTGTAGGTTTTAGAGTAGGGGCAACTAGAATGAGTGTTTACCCTAATGGTAAAAGATAATGAGTAAATTATTAGAAACGAAACTACCTGTTGCGATAGGGGAAATATCTCCTGAAACTTTTAATAGGCTCGTTCGCGTATTAGAATTAAGTTTAAATAACGTAGATATAGACGCAACTTTATCAGTAAATGAAGAACAACGTAATCAAAATAAGTTTCAACAAGGCGATATTATCTGGAATTTATCAACACAAGAGTTACAACTTTGGACAGGAAAAGAATGGATAAGTTTATACGAGCGAAGAGAGCTTGGAGTAGAGGGTGTAGCTTCTTTGGGCAAAGTTACGGTATCTACAAATGGGGCAACCGTAATAACAATATAATGGATAAGGAAAAATTAATTAAAGAATTAATGTTAGACGAAGGAGTTGTCTATGAAATATATAGGGATCATCTTGGATATCCTACGTTCGGTGTAGGTCACTTAATAACAGAAAAAGATGAGGAGTGGGGACTTGCTATAGGAACCCCTATTCCTAAGAAAAGAGTTTTAGAGTGTCTTGATAAAGATATTGAGATAGTCTGTACAGAATTAGATAAAAACATGAAATGGTGGAAGGAACTAGATGATGTTCGCCAACGTGTTTTAGCTAATATGGCGTTTAATTTAGGTTTACCTAGATTAAGTAAATTTGTAAATTTCTTAACTGCTGTTCAAGATTCTAATTGGGAAAAAGCCGCTGATGAAATGATGGATTCTAAGTGGGCTAACCAAGTAGGAGACAGAGCAGTTAGATTAAGTAAAAAAATGTTAGAAGGAGAATAAAATGCCTGGAATGAGAAAAACCAAATATAGAAAAAACGGAGGAGCACTTAAGTCTTCTAAATATAAAAAGAAAGGCGGTGCTAAGAAAAGAAAAATGACACGTAAAAAAAGAAAATAGGTGGCTCATTTAATTAGCAATATTCCACATTTTAAATGTTGGGTGAGAAGGGAATTTACTGCTAATCATAGTAACTACCACGGAGAATTTTTGCATGCTATTGCGTTCGCTGTTAATACTATTCCTGACCGTTCGTTAAGTTTTCAAGTTGTGTTTACAGGTTGTGAAACAGAATACGACGATTGGGAAGAAGGTAATATTCACGGCGGAGCTATGTGGGCAAGAATGCCAATACAAGGTTTAGTAGCCGATATTCCTTTAGAAGAATGGGGTGATCCTATGGAAGACCATATAGCGCAACCATGGGATTGTGAGTCAAGAGATCATTCTGTAATAGTTATGGATAGAGTTAGTTCTAGCCCATGGCTTTGCAAAATAGATGGAAAGTTTTATACTGGTAAATATATGTTTACTGTAGACTATACAAATAATGCGATCGCAGATTGTCCTGCACAACACAAACAATCACATGTATTATATATTACAGAAGATTGTGAGTGGAAAGGTAACTTAGTTGCATTGCCTAATAATAGAGTAAGAGCAACAAGTCCTGCATTGTGGGTAACTGGAGAAGGGGCACCAGACTTTACTCCTTCACAAACGTTACATTCTGCAGAAGGTCATGAAAGTTATCTTGACCCTAGTATAACGTTTAATAATTTATATCAGGAGGAATAATGGCTACAAAAACAGCTAAAAAGAAGTCAGCTAGGAAAACTAAAAAGAAAAGTGGAGCAAGACCTACTAACCCCGCTCTATATGCAAGGGTAAAAGCAGAAGCTAAAAAGAAATTTAAGGTTTACCCAAGTGCTTATGCAAATGGCTGGCTAGTGCGTACATATAAAAAACGCGGAGGTAAATACGCCTAATGCCTAAGAAAAAACGCGATCCTAAAAAAGGCACAGGTAAAAAACCTAAAGGAAGCGGTAGACGTTTATATACAGATGAAAACCCTAAAGACACAGTTAGTATTAAATTTGCAACTCCTGCAGACGCAAGGGCTACAGTTGCTAAAGTTAAAAAAGTTAAAAAACCTTTTGCAAGAAAAATACAAATACTTACTGTTGGAGAACAAAGAGCTAAAGTAATGGGTAAAACACAAGTAGCTAGTATATTTAAAAAAGGTAAAGAATCCATTAGGAAAGCGAGGAAAAAAAGTGGCTAAACCTAAAGGCGGATTAACAGCATGGTTTGGAAAGGGACCTAAAGGCGATTGGGTAGACATAGGTGCGCCCAAGAAAAAAGGTAAATTTCAAAAATGCGGTAGAAAATCTGCTAAAGGAGGAAGTAAAAGAGCCTATCCGAAATGTGTTCCTAGGTCTAAAGCTAGAAGTATGACAGCAGCACAACGAAAAAGTGCAGTACGCAGAAAAAGAGCAGCAGGAAATCCTGGTGGTAAACCGACAAACGTAAGAACGTTTGTAAAAACTAAAAAGAAAAATGGCAAGAAAAAAAGCTAAAGCTATTAAAAGAACCACAGGAAAGGGAGGTAATTACCGACCTACTAAAGCTGGTGCAGGCATGACTAAAAAAGGTGTTCGTGCGTATAGGAGAGCTAATCCAGGATCCAAGCTTAAAACTGCTGTAACGGGTAAAGTTAAAAAAGGCAGTAAAGCAGCAAAGCGTAGAAAGTCTTACTGTGCTAGGTCGTTAGGACAATTAAAACGTAGTTCTGCTAAAACTAGAAACAATCCTAATTCAAGAATACGTCAAGCAAGACGAAGATGGAAGTGTTAGATGAAGAAAAAAGGAAGTAAAAGAAAAGGTCTTTGGGCAAATATACACGCAAAAAGAAAACGTATAAAGGCAGGGAGCGGTGAACGTATGAGAAAACCTGGATCCAAAGGTGCTCCTAAAAAGAAACATTTTAAACAAGCTAGAACAACAACTAGGAAACGTAAGTAATGTATGAATATTCTTGTGAAGTTAAAAGGGTGGTGGACGGAGACACTGTGGATGTCGTATTGGATCTTGGGTTTGATATTTCTTATAGCACTAGGGTTCGTCTATATGGTATTGATACTCCCGAGTCACGTACTCGTAACTTGGACGAAAAAGCTAGAGGAAAAATGGCTGGGACTTTTTTAAAAGAAGCTATAGAGGACGGAGAAAAAGTAATTGTACAAACAAAACTTAAAGATTCTAAAGGTAAATACGGTAGAGTATTAGGAGAAATAATTGTAGATGACGTAAATATTAACCAACTTATGATAAAATGTCATTTAGCAGTAGCTTATAACGGACAATCGAAAGAAGATATAGAAAAAGAACATATGTGTAATAGAGATATCCTTATAGAAAAAGGTATATTTAACCCAGAGGAGATAAAATGAAAATAGGTGGTTTATTAAAAAATGTGGTAGGTGCCGTAGCCCCCACTTTAGGAAGTGCTCTTGGAGGTCCAATGGGCGGTATGGCAGCTAATATGATATCTGAAGTTTTAGGAGTACCAAACAACCCTAAAGCAATCGAAAAAGCCATAGAGGACGCTACCCCTGAACAAATGTTATTACTCAAAGAAGCTGAACAAGCTTTTGAGTTACAGATGAAAGAACTTGACGTAGATATTTACAAATTAGAAGTAGCAGATACTCAAGACGCTAGAAAAACTTTTAGTAAAGACTGGACAGCTAGGATAGTAGGTGTGTCTGTAGTTGGAGGATTTATGGGTTATATATTTTTAGTAACTTTACAACCTCCAGAACAAAACTCAGAAGCGTTAATAAATCTAGTGCTTGGCTACTTAGGTGGTTTAGCCAGTGCCGTTATAAGTTTTTATTTCGGTGCCTCTAACAAATCAGATTAATGAAAAAACACATCAAAAAATACTCTATATATTTGTTAATTACATTGCCGTTTTATGTGATGGCTGACCAAACTGGCGATTGTGATGCGGGTACGCAATATTGTGAAGCTAACAGTTTAGATACAACAAACACAACAACCACAACCAACACGAATACAAATACAAACACTAATACAAACACTAATACAAACACTAATACTTCAACTTCAACGAATACAAATACGAATACCAACACAAACACGAACACTAATACATCAAACAACACTAACGTAAATACAACCACCGCTACTTCAACAGCAACAACAAATAACAGTAATACGAACGTTAATACATCGACTTCTACAGTTAACTCAACGGTTACTCAAAACGTAAATAACACGACTGTTTCGGAAAATACAAATACAAACAATAACACAAATACAAACTACAATGAGTCAACGTCAGAGTCAAACGTAACAACAGAAAACACTAATAACAACAATACTGTTTCTGATAATACTAATAGAAATATAAATGAATCTAATAGTACACAGACCATAAACCAGAACGTAGATACTAAAGCTCCACCTGCTTCTGCTATAGCTCCTAGTATCATGTCTTATTCACAAGACCTATGTACCACGGGAGTATCAGGTGCTTTCCAAGGACAAGTGTTTGGTTTATCAGGTGGTAAGGCAGTTAGAGATGAAAACTGTGAAAGATTAAAACTGTCAAAATATTTATACGATACAGGCATGAAAGTAGCGTCTGTAGCCATACTTTGTCAAGACGTAAGAGTTTTTAAAGCTATGGAAATGGCAGGTACACCGTGTCCGTATAAAGGTGAAGTTGGACAAAAAGCCTCACTAGCTTGGACAACGAATAAATCAGATAGACCCGATTACATAGAATTAAAAGAAAAGTACGTTAAAAAATGTAAGACTACTCGTAACGCAAAAGGCAAAAAGAAATCAGGAAGAACTTGTGTTAAGGAATTTTTGGCTAGTTAGTTGTTTATTATTTTTTAATGACTTACAAGCAACGTATACTTACGAGGCTAACCAAGCACTATACGACCTACACCGTAACGCTAATAATTTTCAAGGAGAGTTAGCGTACGAAGTTGTAGACGACGGTATCTCTCCTGCGATCGATCTTTCTTTTAACTTCACTTTTTATGGCTCGACTTTTTCACAAGCTAGAATGGCAACAAACGGGTGCTTACATTTTGGCGATAGTGGTGACTATTGTAGCGACTACACTCCAGACCCTATAAACGGACAACATACTTATACGCTATATCCATTTTGGACTGATTTAATAAGAGATAATAACTCCCGTATGAAATCTTGGGGAGATTCTAGCAAGATGATATTTGGGTGGTATGAGATGCGTGAATACAATCGTGCATCTGATAATAGTTTTGAAATTATACTTTGGAACAATAACTCTTTTGATTTTCGTTATAGAGAATTAGATATTATTAACCATGATGTTTTAATAGGTGAGGTAGGCTCTAATCAAAATAATTCATATACTTATCTATACCATGACGAGTGTAATACAGGCACTACTAATTCTAGCTCATGTGTTAATCAAAATTGGAACGCTACTTCATCTAACACGTTATTAGAAAACGGTGGTAGTTTGTATGGATCGGGTAGCGGTAACGGTGTTGATTGTAGCGACCCTCTGAACGATTCTAGCTGTCCAGGATATGCAGCAGCTTATTTGACACAGCAATGTAATTTAGATTCTTTATATGACGTAGCCTGCCCTTTGTATTGGGAAGCTTATGACGATCAACAGTGTGATGAAGACCCTCAGTATGCTCCATTCTGTCCAGGCTACCAGCAGGAACAATCAATAGCTTATTACGTTGAACAAGAATTTGATTATGGTTACGAAGAAGATTTTAGTTACGAAGAAGTACAAGAAGAAATTATTGTTTTTGATTATGAAGAAATATTTGTAGAGCCTATATTACAAGGATCTTATGTAGAAGATATTGAGGAACTAATAGAACTAGACATAATCGAAGAACCTCTCGCTACGTTTCAAGAACCTGTTGTCATAGTTAATTATACTGATTTTATTGCTGAGGAAGTTATTGTTAATCCAGTAGAAGAACTTATACAGCTATTTGAATTTGAAACAATTATCAGAGAGGAACTAGAGCAAGAAACACAAGTAGAGACTATTGAAGTTGTAGAAATAATAGAGGAAGTAGAGGAAATAGTAGAAGTTGTAGAAAACGACGAAGAAGTTATAGAAGAACTTGAGGAAGAAACAGAAGAACTTCTTGCTGAAGAAACCTCTAGTAGTGGGGGAATAACCTCTACTATGTTACGTGTAGTTAATAATACTATAAGAACAGCCTCTGCTAGTTCTAGTTCTAGTAACAATCTTAATACTACAAATAACAATACATCTTCATCTACATCAGGTATTAGCACCAGTAACTCGCCAAGTATGTCGGATCAAATAACATCAGCTAACGCACAAAACAACATGGTTTTATCTTTAAACACAAATGATAGCGGTCAAACACAAAACGTAACTACGATTATTACACCATTAGCTACGTTAGATTCTAGCCCACAGGTAGTTATGGCAGAAGTACAAGTACAAAATATGCAGGGTGAAATTAGTACAGCAGTGTCAGGTGCAATGACACAAAGCGAAGCAGACCAAATAGCAGACCAAATTATCGCTAATAACATTAAAGAACAACAGGAAGAACTACAAGAAACATCACAAGAAACAGGAGAATACGCTGACCAATCAACCTTAGTTGCTTATTTAGGCTATGTTCCAGCTTTTGAAGTTTATAAAGGTTATGAGATGCCTAAACAAAATACGTGGTATACCCCTAGAGATATATACGCTGATGCAGTTATTAACGACAATACACAAGCCTTTTACGGGTTATCTACGGAAAGTTATAATACATTAAGTGAAATGATAGAATTACAACCAAATTTATAGGAGTTTTTTATGGAATGGTTTGAAAATAAAACTACGCAATTAATTGCTTTAGTTGGTATTGTTGGAACTTTAGCAGGGTTTGGCTACACTGGTGCGACCTACGTTAACAGGTTAGAAAACCTTGAAGCACAGATAGGTGGTATAGGAGATACAGAAGACGCTCAAAAGATAATTGAAGAAAGATTTGCTGCTATAGAAACATCCGTTGAGTATATTAATAAATCTATAGATAGCTTGGTCATTCCAGACAATAGCGACTTAAAAGCTAGTATAGCTGGCTTAACTCTTAGTGTTGAACGTTTGCAGGCAGATTTAGAAAAACTAGAGGATAAAGATAAAAACCCTTTAGCAGAATAAATATATACACAGTCAATAATCATGAAGTATAATCGGTCAATCAGTTCTTTACTGCAGCCTTCGGAGACGGCTTTATCCGCTAAACCATACTGGGAACACTATGCAAAAATTAAAGAACATAACATATAAAAAGGTTCAACAATGTTAGATCCTATAGTTACTGCAGCTCTTATATCTACTGGCGGCAATTTATTGGGCGGCATGATGAACAAAGGCGGGGGCAGCGCTGGAGGTGGCGTTTCTGCAGACACTCAAACAGGAAATACGCAATTACAATATACTCCTGTAGGGTTAGAAAGTTTAGATATAACTCCTTTTGAATATCAATTATTAGAAGAAATATTTCGTAAAGAACAAGAAGAACCTCAGCAAATGTATCACGGTGGTCCGCTATATTTAGCAGAAGGCGACGATATTTATAAACAAGAAGTAATAGGGCAAAGACCTGAGGAAGGTATTATGTCTATTGAAACAGATATAAAACCAGAAATGGACATACCACAGCCTAGTGCTACTGTTGCAGATTTTCAAAAAGAATTAGACAATATGTTAAGAAGACAAGTCATGCAAGACTTAGTTATTAACGAAATACCTGATATTGTAAAAATGATAATGGACAATAGAAATAAAAAACCTAGCGTTCGTGGTAGAGGCTCTATAGTTCCAGGAGCAGGTCAAAGTGGTAGAAGTATATCGAACAGAGATTTAAGAATCGCAGGAACCTTGCTTAATCCTTTTACGTATCGTTCTATGAAAGAAGGCGGAAAACCTGACGCAGTTTTAGATAGACAAATGTTCGCGGCTAATCCTATGTTAGATGGTGGAGACGTTCAAGGTCCAGGAGGTCCGAAAGACGATTTAATACCAGTAATGGCAAGTAATGGAGAATTTATGTTATCTAAAGCAGCAGTTGACCAAGTTGGTGGTGGCGACCATGCTAAAGGTATAGCTAGATTAGAAGCTTTTAATGAATTAGGAAACCAAAGATATGGCTGATAGAACTACCCGAGAATTTACTACCCAAGCCCCTGCAGGGTATATAGGAGATTTTTTACAACAAGGTATATTTCCTTATTTAGGTGCTTTTTTACAAGACCAATTTACAAATATAGGCAGACCTGATGCAACTCCATTTACGTATACAGGCGAAAGGGTAGCGCAATTTGACCCTAGAGAGCAATATGCTATGGATTTATCCGATGCGGCTATTGGTTCGTATAGACCGTTTATAAGAGACGCGTCGGATATTCTTTCTACAGGTGTACAAGATTTAAGAAACATACAAGGTGCAGGATTAAGCGCATTCGGAGAAGCAGGAGCAGCAGCTGAGGCAGGTCGTGGTGATTTTGACCCAAGTATGGCAACGTCATATTTTAATCCTTTCGAAGATCAAGTAGTACAACAAACGTTAACTGATATTGGTGAGGGATTAGCTAAAAGCGATATGGCTCTTAGAGATAAAGCTGTTAGCGCAGGAGCTTTCGGCGGCTCTAGGGGTAGACTAACACAAGAGGAT